TCACTATGGAGATTGCAATTTGCGACCCAGACCCAGAGCTAACAGCTCTTATGTCTGGTGGTTTGCTTCTCCGCAAGAACTTTGGAAGCTATGCTTCCCCAGATAACAAGTCAATTGGTTGGGCCGCACCAGCCGTTGGCGACGACCCAGCAGGTAACGGTGTTGCTGTTGAAGTTTGGTCATTCGCAGTTAAGGATGGAAAGCGTGCTTCGTCACTTCCATACTTCTACTGGGTATTCCCTTACGTCAAGCTTCGCCAGTCAGGTGACCGCGTAATTGAAAACGGTCTTCTTGCTAACACCTTCGAAGGTTATGGTCTAGGAAACGTTGAGTTCAATGCTGGTCTTGATGGTCGCTGGGAATTCCCAGTAGCCGCTGAGCGTCCATATGCATACTCACGTTCTTCATGGGCACCACAAGGTCTTAAGGGCTTCTACCGCTGGTTTGATGACTCACAGAAGAGCGTGAACAACAAGTCACTTACTTCTGGTGTTGCAACCCTAACAACCTCTACAGCACACGGATTTGAAGTTGGTCAGAGCGTTACTGTGACTGGAGTAGATTCCACATTCAACGGAACCTACACAATTACAGCAGCTCCAACTACAACAACATTCCGTTATGCAAAGACTGGCGCTACAGACGTTGCGTCTGCAGCAGTTAGCCCAGTAGGAACAGCGCTTCGTAACAAGGGTTACCTAGCAGTATCTGATTTTGACTCACAAGGTTCAACATCTACATACAACGTTCCAGGTAGCGATACCTACAACCCAGATAGTGCAATTGACTTCATCATTGCATCAACTGAGGACCCAACAGCGTAACCAAGTAGTTAAATTGGGGCGGGCAGTTGCCGAAAGTGTGCATTAACACTCGGTTGTCTGCCCGCCCCTTTTACTTTATGTAAGGAAGGACGGAATGAGTAATCTTTGGACCGATGTCGAAGAGCTTGGCACATATGCTGATTCCGACTATGCCTACGAGGCAGTAAAAACAGCTTCCTACATGCTTTGGGCTCTATCAGGGCGCAAGTTTAGTGGCGTTACAACAGTTACAGAGCGTTATGTGTCCGCTTATGACCCATACCTCCGCACAGGAGCTTCACGTCTAACCTACACACCTACATTGATTGATGGAATGGTTGAAAACATTCCTACAGGTGGATTTGGTAGATACTCACACCATGATTTCTTGGGAGATGGAACTTCATCATACTCCCGCGTACGCCTGCGTGGTCGCAAGGTAGTAGAGATTCACTCTCTCCGTGACCAAAACGGCAACATCATTGACCCTAATACTTATTATTTATCAGACCACTCAACTATCTTTGGAACACCAAATGCAAAGTGGTCTTCATCGAACGTAGAAGTTACTTACACATACGGCTCCCCACCACCAACTGCTGGTCGTGCTGCTGCTCGTATTCTTGCACTTGAGCTTGTAAAACTCTATGAAGGAGATGACACTTGCGCTCTTCCTCAGAGAGTTACATCTGTTGCTCGTCAAGGAGTTAGCTACACAGTATTAGACAACCAGTCATTCATTGATGAACTTCGTACTGGTATTTACGCAATTGACCTTTTCCTTAAAACAGCCAACCCAGACAGGGCTCGTGCTCGTTCTAGAGTCTTCTCGCCAGACACACCTCGTGCTCGCAGAATTATTGGTGCAAGCCCAGCATTTGAGTTGAGTGCCTATGACCTCTACTTCAATGCAGAGGGTGGATCAAATATCTATTATCTCAATGAGTTCGGTGGAGACTTCCTACTTGATGACGCTGCGTGGACTGTTTATGCAGTTATCTCTAACTTCACAAATACAGCATCAAAAACTCTTGTAGATGCAGCAGATTTAGACACTGTAGAGGGTACTATTAGAGTTAGTGCTAACTACGCAGACATTCTTTCTGTTCTAGGTCCTCGTGACCCAGGGACTTTAGATTTGTATGCGTCCCGCCCAAGCTTAGGTAACCCTGCTGTAAATGAAGTAATCAACCTTTTGACCAGCAACGTTATCTATCAGCTAGGAAATACTCAAAAGCCAATCGCGATAGTCTAAGACGAACGAAGGAAATGACATGCAAATAGTAGATGTATCTGGAGTAGATAACGGAGCTAAAAACTTAGCTTTGTTTCTTCAAGAAGTTCTTAACAGAGTAATTACTTGTTACGGCTCATTTGATATGCCGCTACCAGCTCGTCGTTATTGGACTTTTGGAACACCAGCAGTCGATTGCGAACAACTTGTTGTATCCATGGTTCAAATGTATGTGGGAACTCCGGGCGATGAAGCAACTGAACCTCGTAGGTGTAATGACCCTCGCAGTGCAACTCTAAACATTTCTGTCTCTCGCGCTGTGCCTATCTCTCAGCAGAATGGTAATCCACCAGCTGCAGATGATATTCAAGACGCGGCTGTTGTTTCAGCATACGATGCTTGGGTGTTAATGGAAAGCATTCAGCAACTAGACACATGGGGAGACATGGGAAGTTACGGTCTTGGTGTTATCGCAACAGTAGATGCAGCTGACCCAGAAGGTGGTTTCTCGACTACCCGTATGACTATCACGATGGCGATTCCATAATGGTAACTGTCGTATTTCGTCAACCAGCATTTAACAACTACAAAAACTCACCTACTGGCGATATCGGAAGATATTTAGCTAAAAAAGGTATGCTTATTTTAGGTGCATCTAAAAGGCAAGTTGGAGTAAATACTGGAGCACTTCGATCTTCTATCCATATGAGACACTTTCGTGACACTAGAGGTCAGTATGTCCGTATTGGCTCCTCTCTTCCATACGCAAGGCTTCACCATGAGGGGACTAAGCCTCATTTGATTAGACCTAACAACAAACAAGTTCTGAAATTTATGACAAGAGGGCAGTTGGTGATTACACACTTGGTTCGACATCCAGGTACAAAGCCAAATCGCTACTTATCAGACAATCTCAGGTTGGTAAAATAAGCAGGAATGATTTATTACATTAGTAATAAGTCAAAGACACAAGATAAGGAAAAAACATGACAAATAGATTCAAGGACTTTGGGTCGGGTGGAGAAGTCAATACTGCCCCCCTCTCGTTCAAAATTCATGGTGAGGAGTTTCATTGTCGTCCGACAATTCAGGGAAAATCTCTTCTCAACATTGTGGCTAATACAGACATCAGCGATGGTGTTGGTGTTGCCAAGGTAATCAACGACTTCTTTGAGGTATGCCTCTTGGAAGAAAGCTTTAAGCGTTTTGAAACCCTTCTAACAAATCCAGACAAAATTGTCTCGGTCGAGACCTTGGGTGAAATCACTGCATGGCTCGTAGAGGAGTATTCAAGCCGCCCTACGCCGCAGCCAGAGCCTTCCTTGAGTGGGCAGTAGATCTCTGGCCTTACGTTAATGGGAAAGCAATTATGGGTGGACTAAGACTAGCTGAGATGGAGGCTTCAGACATGTGTGATGTTTTGCATTACTTTATGGAAGAAGACCTGTCCGCATCTACTGCCGAGCAAGCAGAGGCTAAGTCTGAAGCTCGTTCTGTGATCTATAGAACGTTGTATGGAAAAACTTATAAATATGCAATGAACAAATCATCAAGTAGTGGAAGTTCTTCTTACGCTGCTGATGGAAGTTCGCTCCCAGATGGTGGATTTTATGGTGACTTAGATGATGTTGAGCCATTTGATCCAACAAGAAACGTACAAAAACCTTATGTTCCGCCAACAGAACTTAATGAAGACAGTTATCTGCCTTTTGGAAAAGTTCTAGACGCACCGCTTAATTAATAACAATACGAAAGGAGGTGAGAGCGCATGGCTATTGTAGGTGATGCTTACGTTGTCGTACGCGCTCTCACCAACCGTATTGATAGCGATATTAAGAACGGTTTTAAGGGTGTAGACCGAATTGGTGAGGATGAAGGAAGAAAAATTTCTGATTCCTTTACTAGAGGTTTATCTCTTGGAGGAAAATCTGATTTATTCACGAAGAAATTTTTTAATGAAGCAGAGCAAGCCAGACAATCGCTTAACAAGTTAATCCAGACTGGTTACTTCTTGGGACCAGCACTTGCTGGCGTTGCTGGTGGTGTAGGAGCGTTAGGC